AGCAACAATACGCTTACAGCAAAAGCGGACATCTACAGTTTAGTCATCCAGAAAACAGCCATGATGACATGTTGTGGTCCCTCGCATTAGGAGTTTACACAGGCACGCAGGCGCCTCCACCTGGAAAGGGCGCGGTTATGCTTCCACATTAAATGTAGTGTCAAAGTGACCTGAATGGAAGAAGAAATTTTCGTTGCTAATTCAAAGGGTGACGTGAAGGCATTAGGCATGAAAATAAATTGTGCTCCAACGGATCTTCACATCTTTGTCAATGGCGTGGACATCACAAAAAGTATCATTCTCGAAGAAGTCCGCATTGTAGTGGATAGGATGCCTGAAAGTAAAGGTGTTGTCTTAACTGCTACAAAGTAGCTAGAAAGTGAAAACTATGCCATGGAAAAGCACTTTAAAAGACGGTTTCGAAGCTCAACGGCAAGTTCCGCCAGAGATTAGCAAAAGGCAGATTGAAGAGGAGATTCCTGTCAGCTGGAAAGCTGATGGGATGCTTTGGGGCTACGTTACCAAATATATGCTTAAGGGCAGTGGAGCGGGCTTCGTCACTCCGCCTTATACGGCGTATTGGGAGCGCATCTGGGGAGCGGTCCCGATTGAGGATCTTCCGAAGTATAAAGATCTTTTTACGTTTACTCCGTATATTTCCGCATGTATCAATGTAACGATTAACCTTGCACTTTCTAATGGATTCGAGTTGGAAGGCGGAGATGAAGCTGTTAAAGAGTGGTTGACTGATTGGCTTGATGAGCATAACATCTTGCAGACTCTACGCATAATTGGAACGGATATGCTTGTTTTTGGGAATGGAGAGTTTGAGATCTGCCGAGAAGAAGGTATGCCGCCTGAAGAATGGTGGCTTAAACCGTTGGATCCTGTGCACGTGCGGGTTAGACGTGATGCTTATGGCAATGTGTTCGGTTACATTCAATTGTTGACTTTTCCGCCTGTAGTGTTTACAGCTCAGGACATTGTGCATTTTCGATGGGGCGCCAAAAGTTGGTGGTACGAGTTCAGCTATGGCACAAGCCTTCTGAGGCCTCTGTTGAAGATTCAGGCATTGATTGATCAGTTTGAAGATGACATGGCAATCATTATGCACCTTTACACTAAGCCAATGCTCGTAGTCAAAGCGGGAAGACCTGAAATGCCCTTCAGTGATCCGCAGCTTCAGCAACTTATGGAAGCTTTCCGTGATCGTCAGCCTGCTACAGACGTGTTTGTCCGCGGTGATGTTGCTGTTGATGTTGTGCCCAGCCTTACAAAAGATGTGAATGTTCAGTTTTGGCTTGATTATCTTTACAAGCAACGCGAAGCAGTCTTAGGCGTTCCGAAGATATTTTTAGGTGAGTCTCAAGGTACAAATCGTGCCACAGCTGAAATCGTGATGCAAGAGTATGTCACGCGCTTGCGAATGTTACAGGAGCTCGTCGGCGACACGCTTGAAACAGACTTGTTTAAGCAACTCTTGGAAGCCAAGTTTGGAGAAGGCGTTGAAGTTCCCACTATAAAGTGGCGTCCGATATGGGAGCCCACGCTTGACGTGAAAGCCAAGTTCATCAGTGATCTTGTGGACAAGAACATTATTCTGCGAAGTGAAGCTCGGCCACAGTTAGGCTATCCAGAGCAGCCTACTGATGAAGCGTTAGCAGCTGAAAACATGCTTCCTCTTGCCAAGCCCAAGAGCGAAACCAGCAAGGCTGTCGATAAGACTGTGAACGGTGTTGTTGAGGCGTTACAGAGGGAGGAGTAAAAAATTGAAGATTCGGATCCGCATGCCCTGTCATACTTTATGTGGCTATTCAAACAGTATGCATAGGCCTCATATTACGTGTCTATTCTGTCGCGTCAGACGGTTTTTCTATGGTAAAATGGATAAGAGCAAGTATCATTACAACAGCAAGATGCGCATAGTGATGCCACAGGATTGTCAAACATATGTGCTTTTCATCGATAATAAACGTCCCCACGCAAAAATAAAAGAACAGGTCCTGAAGCGCTTGCTTACGATTTGCGAGTTCTTAGCTAATTAATGCGAGTTGAAGAGTGATGCCTGGTCTTGAGGAAGCTAAAACAGTCTGGCGATACAGAATCGCTGATCCAAGCAAATTTGAGAAGTTCAGGGTTAAGGAGCTTGGTAAAGGCGTCAAAATTACACTTGGCAAAGTGAAAGGCTCGGACCGGTGGGAGATCCAGAATTACATGTTTGAGAAGGAGTTATTTAAAAATCGTGAGCAAGTGCGAAAGTGGCTTGACCAACACTTGAAAAGCGAAATTCAGACTTTGCTCGATTTTAAGGCTTGGAATGAGTATCGCCGAAGGGTCATCAACGCTTACGTTCAGATTTCAGATGTAAAATAGTGCATCAGAATTTTTGCTCTGCCCAACTCCTGTTATCGACAAGGAAAAAGTCCTTCATTTTGGCTACCACTAAAAGTGGTAAGTCGAAAAGCTTGGCCTGCTCCTTCGTTAGATCATCAGGCATGAATATGTTTCTTAGTTCTTTGTTTAATATTTCGAATACTTCGTGGCTCACAAGCAAAGCTACTGGTTCTCTCCCTGCCTTATAACATAGGCTCATAGCTTCCTGAATTTGCCTTACTACAGGTATCTCTCTGATTTGCTCTGTCATATACGTCTGATGTGTCATGCTAATCATTTAAATTTAGTGTTTCCTAACGGTGATTTGAAATGAGTTTCTACGCGAAAGAATGGAATACAGCATACATCAATGACCTACCAGATTCCGCATTCGCTCTGGTAGTTAAAGGTGAAAAACAAGAAGGCAAAACGGTTCCAAGAACAAACCGTAACCTACCACACCATGATAGCAGCGGAAAAGTTGACTTGCCACACTTGAGAAACGCTATGGCACGTGTGACACACACAAACTTAAGCAAAGCCCAGCAGAAAGAAGCCCACGACCATCTTTTGAGGCACTACAGAGAGCTTGGTATGGAACATCCGAAGTGCAGTGTTCCCGGCTGCCAAGGCTATGCGCCGAAGAAGAGTATGCTCGAAGATACTGAAGCTTTCAGAGCGTATCAGGAAGCCTGGTTTAGATCGCAAGGTAAACGTGCAGTTTTGGTGACGTAGAAAATGCAGCTTCGATATTTTGTTCCGTTCAAGGCTCAAGAAGGCGTTTCAGCAGAGTTTGCGCTGAAAGAGAAGCTTGTCAACATTGAAGGCGTGGCCATCGATACGAGCGTCAACGCTAACAAATGGCAAATTCCAGACGAAGACCTTGATTTCTTCGTTCAAAGTCTCCAAGGCGCCCAGTTACGTGTCGACCATGCTGAAAGCGCATTGATGGTTGTGGGTAAACTTACAGAGGCTAAACGCGATGGCAACAGGGTTCTTTTCCGTGCTGAAGTTGGGGAAGAGAAGCTTATCGAGAAAATCCTTCGCAATTATGTTAATCATGTCTCTGCTCAGGTTGACAGTGACGATGTAGAATGCAGCAAATGCAAGAAACCTACACGCAAAGAGGGCATGCTTGTGCATTTATGTCCTGGAGCTTGGGAGATCGTGCACAAGCCAAAAGTGAGGGAGCTCAGCATTGTTGCAAGCCCAGCTTACACGAACACTCAGTTTGAACCTGTTGGCTTTTTTGCTGCCATGAATGATTCTCAATATGATGCTATTTTAAAGAATATTCAAAATTCACAGTTATCGGAAGATAACAAAGATGTGGGTTCTAGGCTAACGCCGCAAGAACCTGAAAACAAAAAGAGTGAAGCAAAAAAGGAGGTGAAACCTTTGTCTGAACAAAATGCTCAGGCGAAGGCTTCTCCGCATCAGGCACAAGGCGTAGTGAACGTGACGCCAGGCGAATCGGCGCCTAAACAAGTGACGTATCAAGAATTGATGGATCAAGTGACTAAACTTCAGAAGCAGATTGGAGACGGTGGCGCCGGCGCCACTGACTCTGAAATTGATGCCTTAGGCAAAAAGATCGCTGACATGGAAGCTGAACTGGGCAAGAGAGCTAAGAAAGCTGAGTTAAGCAAGAAACTCAGCGACTTGACTAAACAGCTTCAACAGCCAGAAGAGAAAGGCGAAGAGTCTAAGGTTCCGCCTAATGGTGCAGGAACTGGTGAAGAAGGCGAGCAAGCTGAAGCGTCCGTTAAGCGTGCTAGTGGCAAAGGCATCGTAGCGGTTGATGAGATACAGAAGGATGCACTGGGCAATTATGATTGGTTCAAGGATATTCTCAAAGCTCACAGGATGCTTCAAACTCAAGGCTTCAAGGGTTAGTGTTTTGAATGAGTGCACCTCAATTAGAAGGAACAAGTCCGCTTGTCTCAGATCGTTACATTGTAACCCTTATCGCGGGCGAAGACATTAACATAGGCGATGTTCTCGAATACAGCGCAGATTGGACGGTTAAAAGGTCAACTGTCGTTGCGGGCACTAAGAAATTTGCAGGTATAGCTCTTACGAAGGCTCTAAGCGGCAAAAGCGTTAGTGTTGTGAAAAGAGGAATTTGCAGAGTAATCGCTTATGGCACTATCGCCTTCGGCGATCAAGTAAAACCACAGAATGGCACACGATTTGTAACAGACAACACGACTCTGAACACTACGATCGTAGGTCAAGCAGCCGCAGGCGCCGCGAGCGGCGGCACCGCATACATTGATCTCTGGTAAAAGGTGATTTTACATGGCTATGATTCGTGATGCTTTTACATGGGTTGACACAGGCGCAATAGCGTATCCAGCATTGCACAAGCACATTATAGAATTGACCATGCCCGCTCTCGTTGTCAAGAAGCTCTTACCAGAGTTTCCGCTTGTTGCAGGTCGAACAGCCACATTTGTGAAGGAACAGGGCTCACGCAGTATCGGGATTAGTGAAATCAGCGAAGGAGCAGAAATTCCGATGGACTTTACACCTTTAACAACCGTAACTGTCACCCCATATAAGAAGGGCTTGCGAGAAAGGATTTCGCGTGAAGCAATCGAAGATTTGTATATTCCAGTGATTGAACAGCAGCTCCGACGTCTTGCGAGACGTATGGCGTATCAGATCGACAAGGACTGCATGACTGTCATTGATCTTGCAGCTGTCGGCAGCAGCGCTGGCACGGGCAAGAGCCTCGGAGCGACAGGCACAGAGTACACCCTAAGTGGTGCCATTGGCACAAAGGATCTGCTTTGGGCTGAATCAAAAATTGCTAGTTACAACTTCATCGCTGATTCTTTGCTTTGCAATCCTATTAATGCACGCGATCTCAAGTACCTACCCCAATTTTCACTATATGCGCAGTATGGCGAGCCAGTGATTCAAACGGGCGCCCTAGGAACAGTCTACGGATTCCAATTCTACGTTAGCAACGTTGTCCCTGCAGGTACCGCTTACCTGCTTAGCACGGGGCAAAATTTGTCAGCGAGCTATGCACCATTAGGTTTCTTCGTCATAAAGCGACCTCTGCTAACTGATATTGACATTAAAAAAGAGTTTGACGCGGTGGACATAGTGCTTTCGACAAGGTTCGCGCCGGTGATTACATGCGGAGAGGCAATTAGCAAGATTACTGGTTTGGCGACAACTTAGAATTAGTTTGAGCTTTTCGGATTCATTTCCCCATTTTCTTATTTTCCACGTTTTTGTTTCAATGCTTCAAGGTTTGCCCTTGAGGCGGAACAAAAATAAAGCCTCATGGAGGTGAATAAAGAAAAATGCCATTGCAATTCAACTTGACGAAAGGCCTACTCTACGGCATAACTCTCGGCTTACTCTTCGGCGTTGCCATATTCGTTCTGGCTTCAAATGCTTATGGTCTGGGTTTCATTCCTGCTGCACTGACGCCAACTGTTATAGCTGGTCTCGTGTTCGGGAATGGTATCTTGACTGGCATTAGCTGGGAATACGGCAAATGGATAAAAGAGTCACACAACTACGGCTTAATGTTCTGCATAACAAACGGGTTCTTGGTGGGCATTACTTTCGGCATATACTTTGGACTGGGCATATTTGTTATTGCTGGAATCGCTTATGGGCTTGGCTGGCTCACTTTGACTCCAGTAGAAGTGGCAGGCATAGTTTTCGGAGCTTCCATACTAATGTTCGTAACAAACGAGTATGCCGACTGGCTGGATCGTCAAAAAGTGCAGACTTCAGCAACTGGCCCGCCTCCAACGCCATAGTCAGAAGCCTGCGTATAAACCATAAAAAACTCCCCTTTTTTAGTCGCATAAATTTTTCTCATGGGAGAAAAGTAGGTAGATGATTTGACCGTTCAATATGTGAGTTACACGGATATTCAGAGTCAGCTTAACGCGAGTTATGACTCTTCAAGCTTAACATACACGGTTTTCGGTTTACCCGTCTCTCAAGCATCCTTTTTGGCACACGTTGATTTTGCAAATCTTTACGTTAACTCTATTGTAGGTCAAGACCTGCAAACCACGGACCAGCGTTACAACTGGGCTAAAATGGCTGCATTAAACCTGGCTTCATTGCGTATTCTTGTGGCTGCTAGCGGAGGCATGCTGCTCGGCGCCTTTGATTATCGTTTAGGCGATCTTTTCATTACCAAAGCTACAATCGGCAGAGTAGCCTTTCAGAATGCAGCTCAGGGCTTTAAGGATGATCTTGTTAGAATGCTGATGAATTTTGCAACTCCCGTTATTGCCGCTGAAGCTTCAGCTAAGGATGAGGTCCCAACGTACCGCGGCGGGTTAGTGAATCCATGAGCAAAGTCTTAGGCAAAGGCAACTATATCGTTGCAAAAGTGAATGGCGTCAAGCAAGTTTTAACAAGCGCTGAGATGCAGCAGCTTATCAACAATGGCTACGATGTTGAAGTAGTCACGCCAACCTAGAAAATAGTGCGGGGGGTGGGATTTGAACCCACGAACCTGGCTTTTTGAGGGCGGGGGAGATTTTACCAATGATTGGTAAACTGAAGCGACTTAGCAAGCTTGTCTGTGAGAAGTGTTCTGTTACCGATTATTCCGTTTGCACTCATTGCGAGATTAAAAAGTTGATAAATGAGCTGATGGAAAAGTGAACGTTCCACAAAGCTATTACGATTTCATAATGCATTACGCCCCGTACTTTTACGTTGTACCCACAGCTATAACAGCGGATGCGCCTTCAGGTCAGAAAAATGTAACTGTTGCGGATGGCACAAAATTTCAAGCGGGCTTTCCGGTGCAGATATACGATGACTCCAATAGCGAATGGAACGTTGTCGTTAGTGTCAATGGTAACGTTGTGACTATGCAGAACAATCTCGCTTACACGTATCATGTCGCTAATGGCGGCGTGGTTGAAGGTCCAGACCCAGCTTTTGGGCAAGGTGTGTTTCCTGCTGCCTTCGCCATTGACTTTCTTTATCAAGCTTACAGTGCACCGCAATTCAGCGCGAACCAGGCTGCCATCCTCGCTGAGATCGTGAGTCTTGCGAACTTTATTGTTTCGCAGCAGTGTACTAACGCCTCCAAAAAAGCGTATGGCGGGTTTGCAAGCAGCGTTGGCAGTACATCATACTATAGCGTCGATGCGTGCCGCGTTATTCCATCACTTCTCAAAGCGTATAGTTTAACGAATACAGCGAGTTATCTCGTTGCTGCTGTTCTCGCCGGGCGGACTTTCCTTTACAATATGCAGCATCAGCCTAGCATCTTAGGCGTGCATGACAAGTATTATGGCGGCTTCGCAAGGTATGTCGACATTAATGATTCTTGGCGTCGAGAGATGGATATTGAATGCTTGTACTGCTTCATAGGCTTGCAGATGCTCGCTCAAACTTATGACGTCGCTAACGCAGTTACCTACAACAGTATGATGAGTGACGCAGTCGGTTTCTTGCGAAGCGGCTTTGAGCAGTTGTATCTTGATTTTGATCCTAAACCTTCTGGTGACGGGAATTGGCACAGAGTAGGCAGCCCAGAGACTCAGGTTTACGATGACCCTATAAGCTTCGCTCTGCTAGGCTTGTATACGTATGAGGGCTGGAGCACATCCTGCCAAAGAGTGTACAATTTTATTGAGACAATTCGGGCTTCAGCCCAGTATCCAGCGTACAACCCTGCTATCTGCTGGCCAGGATACATTGACATCGTAACTCGTTTTCCCGCATGCGCTTATTACGATGCTCTCACAACGGGCATTCTTGGAAAGATACGAGCTGCTCACGATAAACCTGCTTACGCTCTGAGCATGCAGATCCTCAGTTCGTACTATTCTCAATTCATGAATTGGGGTCCACAATTTACGGATTATTCACCGATAACTCCACAGAAAGCTATGGCGAATGTAACTTGGCTTGCACAGTTTTTCATTGCTTATCAGGACCCGTCAACAGAGATAACGCATATTCTAAGCGTCAACGGCGAAAGTCTGCTTCTGTACCCTATTCAGCAGGCGGCTGACCAAGTGACGTGGGGATCACCGCTTAATCTATTGGGCTTGGTGACTTTGGGCGCAGTGGGCGAGATTGTCTTGGAGCCTGGCTACATTACTGAGGACCATATTACTGTTTACACCTTCTTGCCAGTGCGTGTGCATGACAAGATAAGGCGTGCAGGCGTCGACTATGAAGTTATTACAGTGTCGGTTTCTGACTTGAACGGTGATCCTCAATTTTACAAGAGCGTCTGCAGGAAGTTGATCAGTCAATGAGCGCATACGAGGACCCTGTAACAACAGTAATCAGGCTTCTCAGCAAGAAAATCCAAGTAATCAAAGACGATAATTCAATAGCCACAATCTACGTCAGCAAAGAATGGTACGACAGAGAACTTTTCAAAAACTACGACGCACAGATAAGCGTGGGTTTAGCTCAAAGTCAAGATGAGATGCTCGAGATCTCTGGCAGAATACGGAGACGCATAGGGAGACTTCGTGTTAATATTTGGGCTACAGATAGACCTCAGACGTCTGATCCAGGCAGAACAATGCGTCAGAAGCTGGTTGAAGAGGTCAACCGTGTTGTTAGGCAAAACATGAAGACTCCAAATCAAGCATTTTATGACTTCTCCGGCTTAGGCTACCCTTCAGGCGATCCGCATAAAGCGTTCTCAGGCGCCGCAGCGACTGAGTTAGTGCCGAGTGATGCTGGCTGGGCTGAGCTTTCTAATTTAGACTATCAAAAAATTTGGCATCCAGATAGCATTGACTACAGCAAGAGCACATCGGTGAATCTTCAGTATAGTATGATACTTTTCCGTTTCAAACTTGATATGGATGCGTCAAAAGTTCAGCAGATCGTCTTGAGTTTTCTTGGCTACGGGACTGCTCCTGCAGGTAATGGCGCCACGATTAAAGTTTGGAATGCTGTTGCTTCTGCTTGGCAAAACGCTGCGAGCGGATCAGGTGGGACGAATGAGTATATTACTATCACGTTGACTTCAAACGTTACGAATTACATCGACTCTAACGGGTATGTTTGGCTTCTCGTTCGAACAACAAACCCAAGCAACGGAACAACAGCAGCCGTGATAAACTGCGATTATGTCAGTTGCACAGTCTCGGTTAATGGCATCACATACCTAAATGTTGAGAGTTACCGTGATATTGACAAGGTTGATGTTAAACCTTTCATCTTCAGGACAGAGTTTATCCTGAAATCATGGTCCTTCGAGGACATTGGAGGAGTATTCTAAAAATTGAAAAAAGGTGAAAAAACATGAGTGTTGAAACATATGGCGCACACGAGTGCCGCGTCTATTTCGTGCAAGAATCAGTGTATGGACAGACACCAACGAATCCTACGATGCTGGGAATAAACAACGAAGGCCCAGAGCCAAAAATAGCCCCAAGCCTCATTGAAATCATGGGCGTGGGCAGCAGAGACCTTCAAGCCTTGGTCGCTGGCATGAGAAAGGTTGACTTGAAGATTCCGCACACATTGAGTCCTCTTGCTCCCATCAATTTCATCCAGCACGTGCAGACATTGAACAGCCTAAGTGTTCTGGTGGCTTACTACAAGGGCTTATTTACGAGCCCAACAAACGTCATTGCCTTTATGCATACTGGCTGCAAAATCGATAAAGTAAGCGTCTCATGCAAAATTGATGATATAGTTAAGGCAGACGTTGAGTTAATCGGTCGAGATGTCTCAAGGTCAACAGCGCTACCAACAGGCGCAACTTATGGCGACTACCCAGGCGGAATCCCGTTCTTTAACACTAAGGTGCAGAAAGGCGCTGCTGGCGGCGGAAGCTTAACTGATCTTACTGATGTCACGGACTGGAAGTTTGAGATTCAAAACAACCTGAAAGCTGTCGTTACAATTCAGAGCGGCGGAACAGGGCTTTTGCTGAAGTATCTACGCGAACGCAACCGAACACTAAGCGGAGAGCTTACGCTCGAATTTGAGAGCGATTGGGCGCTAGCTGATCTTTTGGCTGATACTCAATTCAGCTTAAACTTCAACTTGAGTGGTGGAAAACAAGCTCTATTCACGTACTGCAAATGGGGAGAGTTCAATCCAACAGCAAAAATTAAGGATCTCGCAAGCGTTAAGCTGAAGTTTCTCGCTCAAACCGTAGCCATAAGTTAGGTGATTCTGTGCGAACGGAAACGCTTGAAGTTGATGAGCGTTTTGGTAAGGAATACGCTGGCCGCTACGTTTTCAGAGAGATCACGTGGGCTAAACGTAACCGCATACTGCAGAAGTACACACAGTACAGTACTAAAACGGGCACTGTCATAACAACGGATTACGTGGCGATCCAAGCGGAGACAATATGGGCTAGTCTCAAGGAGCAGCCGGATTGCAAGCCCTTATCGTTAGAAAAGCTGCTTGGCGAAGATGAGAATGGCATTCCCATAGGCTTAGGCGAATTACTCAGCAAGACAGCTAACAAGCTTAACGCGCTTTCGGTTGAAGAGACAAAAAACTCTTGAGGGCGATGAGGCGGAGTAGCCCGCACCAGTCCGTCACAGAGTTTAGGTTGTGCAAAGAGTTCGGGTGGACTATTCAGCAGCTTTATCAGCAGCCGAGCAAGAAAGTCAGCGAGTTTCTCGTTATCTTAAGTGAAATAGATCGGCAGACGCAGGAAGAAATTGACAGGGCTAAGAGAGAGTCGAGGCGCCGTTAGAAAATGAGTGTCCAGTTTCGTGTTGAGCTTAGCGGGTTTGAAGATTTTGCTGAGAAAATGCGTACACTAGATGAAGCCATGCAGGACTGTGTCCAAGACGCTTTGAATCAGACAGGTCAAATGGTTGTGCGTCGTGCTCAGGAGTTGGCGCCGGTAAGGACTGGTCGCTTGATTTCGGGGATTTACGCTCAGATCATTTACAAGTGGGTTGTCAAAGTCGCGTGCATGGTGCCTTACGCTTTGTTTCAGGAGTTTGGCACAAGATACATTAGTCCACGTTATTTCTTAACGCGGGCTTTGGCGGAGAATGCGAGTAACTTTATGTTTATTGTGTCTGCGGCTTTGGAGCGTGCTGCAGAGGAGGCGGGTGCAGAATGAGTACAATGGGCGAGATAGCGGTTACGATTCGAGCGGTGAATGAGGCTACGCCCGAGTTTGAAGCTGTCGCAAGTGATGCTGCGCGTATGGCTTCAGAGGTTGGCGCTCAGGCCGTAACTATTCATACAGAGAATTTGGCAAGCCCAGAGATTAACAGGGTTGCTGAAGACGCTGCAAGAGTTAAGGCTGAGGTTGAAGGTTCGCCGATAACGATTTCTTTTGCGCCGATTGAAGTTCCACCCTTGCCGCCACTTGATACTACGCCTATCCAAGCAAGCCTTAACGAAGTCGGAGTTGCTGCAACAGGGATGGGTGCGGATGTTGAAGCTGCGTCGACTAGTTTTGATGATATGTCTGCGCATGCTGAAGCGACTATGGTAAGCTTGCGTACAGTTGCGGGTGGCATACGGAGCTTCAGTATGATGGGTATGGAGCTTACGACGGTAGCGACTGACTTCGGCATACTTGATAGAGAGACGGCGAAATACGTGCGTGGACTGATGGCTGTTATAATGATTGTTTCCACTGCTGCTCGTATGTACAGCTTCCTCACGCTTATGACGACTGGGCATACTGCTGCTCTTGCCGTTGAAACTACCACGGAAACGGGGGCTACTGTAGCCGAGACTTCTCATTCAGTTGCTCATGGGATTTATGCGGCTGCTTGCAACATTGCAACGATGGCTGAAAACGCCTTAAACATTAGCCACGCAACATTTCTGGCTTTGACCGGCGTTGGAATAGGCGTAATCATTGCTGCTGCTGTTGCTATTTCCTATTTTGCCTCTCAAATGAATCAAGCAACAGAAAGTGTTAAAAATTATAATACGGCTGCTGCTGAGACGCCTGCCAGAACAAGCGGTATCACAAGAGCGCAAGAGCAATCTTTATCACGGAAAGGTGTTGAGCCATGAGCGTTAACATTCCAAAGTGTGCCATTGTTTTTGGCAGTGTTACTCCTCCTCAAGGCGACGTGATAGATTTGCGTGTGCATTTGGGCTGCACAAAAGAGGTTAGCAGTTTTGAGTGCTTGCTTCAGAACTGGAACAAAAAGTATAGCTCCGGCGGAACTTTACCTATTAATGTGGGTATGGATGGAAGCATAAGCATCGGAAGAGGCGCAAATGTTCCGCAGATTATAACTTGTCGTGTTGAAAAGGTTCAATTTGAATCTCCTATATCAACGGAACATTATCTTCGTGTTAGCGGACGATGCTGGGGAGAGAAACTTTTCCGCAAAGTTGTAACAAAAACTTATGATAATCAAAAAGGCGAAGCGATCGTTAAAGATCTGATAGATTATTATGTAGGCTTAAGCCATGTGCGAAATAGCGTAGAATTAATTGAAAACACTGACACTACTTTTACTCACTTAGACTATGAGAACAGTCCCGTATGGGATATTCTCAAGTATATTGCTCAAAGTTCCGATAAGGCTGGAGTTATCGGTTTTGACTTTAGAATTGCATCAGATGGGAAATTCGAGTTTTTCCCAATGAATGAAAAAGCATCATCGGTGAGCCTCAGCGGTAATATTGAAGTGAGCGAATACAGGAAAGACATCAGCAGGGTAAGAAACAAAATAATGATTTATGGCGTAGCTGATAAGTCTGCTCCATCCGACAAGGACGCTTGGACTGAGAGCCTAACGCCTGCTGACGGCAGCTGGAGCGGAGCCACCGGAAACACGCTGAGCCTCGACAGTGGTTCAAAGGCTAAGGGCTCCTACAGCATAAAAAACGTTCGCGGAACCGACGAGTATGCGGTCTCAACCCTCACTTTAAACAGCGACAAAGAAGTTAACGCCAACCTATACCCTGAACTCGGGGTTTTCTTGGCGGCTGACGCGGCCTATCCAATTAAAGTCCTATTATATGACACCTCAGGAAGGATTGCGTCTTACGGCAACAACATGGACGTCGGACTCGAAACTGTCGCTAATAAATGGACTCTCTTTAAGCGTAATGTTGGAGTGAACTATGCGGATCAATGGATCGTGGACGCTAACTTTGATTGGACTTTAATCAAGAAGGTCGAGTTTCAATATTTTGGGTACAGTGCTGGCGGTACAATCCTGTGGGTTGATGGTTTATATTTTGGCGGTTGTCGATACTCAGCCTTTAGAGAGGACACGGCAAGCGAGAACGCCTATGGCACCCGTGAGCTTTCGGAGACGGATGAGGAGTTTGTAACCGACAACGAGTGTGACTTGAGGGCCAAGGCTCTGCTCGCCTACCTCAAAGACCCAGCGGAATCTCTCACCTTAACCAGCGCCGTCATAGACTATGGCACTACGCCGCTTCTCGCCGGAGACAAGATTCATGTGACACTGCCCAATGAGAACGTTGACTCTGATTTTCACATAGAAACCGTTGAGTATCGCGTGGACGCTAAGACTCAGACGCTTGAAATAACTTTGGAGCTTGGCAAACTTCCGCCACTGCTCGCCGACTACCTGTACGGCATGCGCACAATGTCCATAACCATTGAGAAGCTTGCACGGACAAAAGTTGGTAGAGGTGTTTTAGCGTGAGTCGATGGGCTGGCGAATCAATCCACGATGCCATTCTAAGCCAGCTTGCAAGCGCTCCATTAGGCAAGAAAATCACAAAGTTAGTTGGTACACAGAACCCTGATGGAACAATTGCCACAATAAAAGCATATCAAGATACAGAGTTGCTTTTCACGCTTACATTCACTTGGACCGCGGATGGATGGATTATTACTCGAACATAATCGGCTCGATATGGTTGGCTTCAAAGCCTTCATGCGAGAAACCGAAAATTATGGAGGTAAAAAAATGGAAAAAAGTGAAACCATATTAAAGCAAGTTGAATCAGATACACCGCCAAAAAACACTGGAACAGTTAAGCTTCATATTCTCGTGCATGACAAAGATGGGAAGCTCGTGAGAGAGAAGTTCATTGACAACGACATGTACCTGGACCAATGGGGCGCAATTATCGCTGCGCTGTTCAAGAACTTGGGCAACGGCACATATTCACTTTCAACGACTTACAGTTGCAAGAACTCTGGTGGAACCGCTGTAACTCTCGGAGGCGTCGCAGGAACAGGAAACAGTCCATTCTTTGCCACGGCGCTTGAAGGCTTAGCGGGACAGCTTAAAGTTGCAATTGGCACGGGAGCTGCTGCGGCAACGCACACGGATTATTGGTTGCAAACGCCGATTAGCGGAGGGCAGGCTTATCCGTCAAGCGTCAGCGAGTCGAACCCGAGTGGCAACATATTATACGTAAGCTTCAGCGTTACGATAACATTAGCCACAGGCGCAACTGTAAGCGAGGCAGTGGTTCAATTGATCGTCTTGGATAGTGCTGGAGCACAGAAAGGATTGGCAATTACCCATGATGTTTTCACTGGCGTTGCTGTGCCAAGTGGCGGAAGCATAACGTTGAACTACACGTTCCAATATAATACAAGCTAAACACTAAATCCCCTTCTTTCTTTGTTTTCCTAACGCTATCGTAGAAGTGTTAAAGCTTTGACAACTACAGTTTCGACAGCAGTAGGTCAATATGCTACGGCTCTGGGTAACAGTCGCAAGTTGTTCAGGGATTCCTATGGCAAATACATCGCCGTATATAAAAACTCGACCGTTAGACTTGGCTACTGCAACAATGACCCGCCGACAAGTGGGTGGAGCGACAACACTTTAGGTTACGGTGTTGATGCGGGAGAAGCATTCGGAGTTGGAGCAGCTTATGATAGTACTAATGACCAGTTAATGGTTTGTTGGGTTCAATCAGCAAATCTTAAGTTAATGAGAATAACTTTTACACGAGATGGGAGCCATAATATTACGGCTTATTCGGCTGGAAGTCTTTTAGAGATTCCAAGAGTATATGACACCGTTCATAGTCCTTCCTTGTGGATGTTGCATAATGGCGAAGTTGCCTGTGTTTGGAGCGATGATAAAACAGGCGGTGCCAAGCACAGTGTCGTCAAGTTTTGCCGTGTAGTCTTCGGCAGCCCACCGACTTACAAGAATGCTGCTGGAACCGCAAGTAGTGTGGACACAATAAGCAGCGATTACACATCAGGTTTTACTTTACGAGGTCCAAGCATTGTGGAACGCATTAATTCTGGGACTGGGCAATATGACCTGTTTGCTTTTTTTGGTAGTTCTTACTCTTCTGCTTATTTTAAAAAGAATAAAGCTTCATGGTCATCACCAAATTGGTCATGGGGAACGGAAGCTGACGTAAGTACAGCCTCTATTGCTTGTACTTTTGTAAATTATGATACTGTGAATGGCTTAATTATAGTTGGGGGTTTCAAGGGAAGTCAGTTTATCGCCGATACAAGCATATATATTTACTCTATAGATGCTTCGGATACACAGACAACTATTTCTATTACTGGTTTAAGTTCTAAATATCGCTTATATGGTTCACTTTCAATTAACCAAGCAAATGGTGGTTATTATCTTTTTTACACATTAGGTTCAGTAAGTTCTGGTCCTTTTGATGTCTATTATGCGAAGCGTTTAGGCGGTTCATGGGGCAGCGAAACCCAATTCACAACCACGACAAACGAGAACTACCCAAGCTGCAAGGTTGATGGCGCAGGCAACCGCATAGAACTGATTTGGACGCATTACACAGGCTCAGCATACAACGTATATTACGATTACCTATCATTAGGCGCATTAACACAGAATATTTCAGAAACAGCGAGCGAAACCGGTGCATCAGCGACACAGAGCTTAAGTCAAGTCGCCAGTGGTTTGTTAAGCTGGATGGCAACGATTCCTCTAACGCAGATCGGTTCTCAACTTTTCTCTTATATAGCTACTATTCTATTGACGCAAACAGCAAGCGAAATGAGTGCGTCAGCAACACAAAATATAATGCAGAGTTCTATGGATAGCATCTTTTTATCGAATGTTTCAATTCCCCTAACTCAGGTTGGCTCTCAATCTTCATATTCTGCTACTATTTCATTAACTCAAACTGCGATCGAAAGTTTTACGGCAGCTCTCTCAGGACTTTACGTAAACTTGACTGAAACGGGCTTTGAAACTATTTTTACGGCAAACGTCTCTTTTCCGCTCGTAGAGATAGCTTCAGAACCTTTCTCTTACTATGCTACTATTCCGTTAACTCAAGCTTCGAGTGAAACTGGTGCATCAGCAACTCAAAATATAACGCAGGTCAGTAGCTATTCGCTAAGCTGGATTCCAATAATTCCACTAACGCAGACAAGTCCACAAAGCTTCTCTTATGTCGCCACGATCCCATTAACGCAAACAGGAAGCGAGATAGGAGCGTCAGCAACTCAAAACATTACTCAAGCAGGTTTTCAAAGCTTCTCTTACGCTGCCACGATTCCGTTGACTCAGGCTGCAGCCGAAAGTTTGCTGATGTCGAATGTCGCAATTCCCTTAACAGAGGTTGGTCAAGCACAAGTAATAGTTTCGAACATCACAATCCCCTTATCTGAAATTTCCACCGAGACTGTGGCTGCAACTATTTCGGGACTTTCCGTAAGCTTGACTGAAACAGGTTTTGAAACTTTGTTCATGGCAAATATTGCTTTTCCACTCATGGAGATAGCAGCAGAAACAGCAGCGATAATTAACATTGCTTTTTCACTGACCGAAACAGGAACAGAGACAGCAACGATAATCAATATTTCTTTTTCGTTAACTCAAACAGGAACGGAAACCGGACAAACAGGGTTGGTCAACATTACGCAAGCTTCTATTCAGAGCGAGCAAATGACGAATGTCATGATTCCTCTAAATCAAACTTCAACAGAGAATAGTTACACCGCCACATTCTCAATAATGGAATCCTCAATAGAGTCTTTCGCTCAATATGTTGGAGTTATCGTGTTTAAGCTGGAACTTGTGATAGGCAACGTAACCATTGATTTGAAAACGGGTAAAGTGGGATTTGTAGTTACTTAGTCGAGATGTTGACAAAATGAAAAATATACACAAAAACTTGAAAAAGCAGCTTAAAGCCTTAAGCCGAGGCGATTTTACGTGAATAAGAAAAAAGAAAGGCTTGAACCAGGAGACCTTGTCTGCATATTGTGGAACGACGCAAGCGTCGGATCCAGCTTCACCACCGCGGGAATTCCGGTTCCCGTTAAAAGCGTAGGCATATACGTAGGCTACGCTGGACAGCCAAAACATGCAATTCTCTGCCAAAACGACTTTTCCTACAACCCTGAATTGCACGATGTGGATTATACAGCAATCCCGTTTCCATGGTTCAAACAAACTCAAATTCTCCATAAGGCTTTTGTAACAAGTGAAGAAGCAACGTTGATTCTCCAAAACGTTCTAACAGGCATGGGAACACGAAGAAGATGCAGAAGAATTTTCCAGATGAGGGCCAACAACCATGACAAGCTGGATTAGAAGGGCTTTAACAAAAAAGATAGCTCGCAAAGGACCAAAGGGAAAACAGCAAATAATAGTCATTGAACCGAACGAAAAACTTGTTTTAATGGTGAAATTCGCAATAGCCATGACTGTTTGCCTCACAGCTCTCGAAGTTGCGCACATTGCTTTTCTGGGCAGATGGAATAGCGAAGTGTTCTCAGTCATAACAGGTCTAATAGGAACTATTTTAGGTGTATTAATTGGACAGCGTGCGTAAAAGAAAGCTTGAAGAGTTGCGCAAGAAACTGAAGGAACACCAATCAACAGGCGTAACCCGATAGATTTCTGTCGATTTTTGAGCATTTTAATCGCTGTCAGCGGAGAGCATGCACATGAGAAAACATGAATATTTTCAAATACAACAATATAGGAGACGATACGACCGCAAAACAGACAGATTCATAATTAACTTAGGCTACAAGACGGCTCCGCCGAAACCGACAAGCAGAGTTGTGAGCGTTGCTGAAGGCTTCGGACTTGGCATGGATCAGTGGGAGAAGTTCATAGTTTACGATAATGTTGAGCTGAAAATAGGACGTACTGATATTACATATATCACGGGCGATTCAGGCTCAGGCAAAAGTGTGCTGCTTAAGGCTTTGGAAAAAGATATCAAAGGGGACATGGGCGTAAGCTGCATTAACATTACCGACATCCAGCCTGAACCTGGCAAGCCTCTAATCGAAACAGTCGGCAAAACCCTCGAAGAAGGCTTGGAGCTTCTGAGTAAGGTAGGCTTAAACGATGCTTTCCTTTTCCTTCGCAGTTATGAGCAGCTTAGCGACGGACAGAAATACCGTTATAAAATTGCGAAAATGATGGAGAGCCAAGCTCAATTCTGGGTTATGGATGAAGCTATGGCTACGCTTGACAGGGACACAGCTAAAATCGTTGCTTTTAACCTTCAGAAGCTCGCCAGGCAGCAGGGTAAAGCGGTTTTGGCAGCCACAACACACACAGATCTCTTCGAAGACTTAAACCCGTCAGTGCACATTCACAAGCGATTCGGCAAAGAAATAACAGTAAACTATTATCCAAACACGCCGGCAAGGGAATGCAGTCTCATAAGAGAAATGCGAATAGAGCAAGGCACTGTTCAAGCTTGGCGCATGCTCGCAAGCTTCCACTACCGAAGCCACAAAATAGCAGGACCGCGCAAAATCTTCTGCCTCAAACGTGGAGACGAACTCTGCGGAGTAATAGTCTATTGCTATCCGCCACCCACATGTTTTGGGCGCAGGCTCGTTCTGCCAAAAATGACCATGAAAGAATTGAATGAAAAGCTGAGCATCATCAGCCGAGTTGTTGTTCATCCGAAATACCGCACCATAGGTTTAGGCGCAAAACTCGTAAAGGAAACATTAGCAAAAGCTGGAACGCCATATGTGGAAATGCCAGCAGTCATGGCGAAATACAATCCCTTCGCGGAAAAAGCGGGCATGGAGAAAATAGCTGAGCAGCCACCGCCTAAAGAAGCCTTAAAGATTGCGGAAACCCTTCAGCATCTCGGCTTTAACATTCAACTTTTGGGGAGCGAGAAATACGTTTTGAATAAGCTGCAAACCCTAAGCGATGAAGGTCTAGAAAAAGTGCGAGAAGCATTCATTAAACATAGCCACTTACGGTTTATGAAGTATTTCTTCTGCCACATGCCTTTCGGAAGGAAGGAAGTTTACGCAAAAGAAGTAATGAAAGCCAGCCTTGAAAGGCTCTCGCACTTAATCAAAGTCTGCGGCTTCCTAATGCAAACAAAAGTTTACCTTTTCTGGGAGCGACCAGTTTGAATTCATAGACTGTCACGATCTTTTTAGCGCACGTGCTGTAGGCTCCCCTTGCTTATGTCAGAATTTCTTAACAAAAAGTTAGACGGCCTAATAGGTCAAAAAGTAGCTGGGAAAGCGGGCAAAGGCTGGGCACTAACAACATTCCTACGAGAAGCATGGCTGCTAGGCTGAAACATGTTGCCCAGACAACCGTTGCTAAGCTTTTCGGACTTCATTCTACTCTAACCAAAACTCAGACTGAGATACAGCGGACTTACACGGGTTTGGGCGCCGAGTTCGGTCAGCCTATAACGGCGGCTAACGTTGCTTTTGCTTTGAAGCGTGAGCCTGTAGCCCATAGGATAGTGTTTGCTGTGGCGCGCGTGCTACCCTGTGGTGGTAAGCTTGAAAATGGCGTCTGCGTCCTTGTTCTCGGACCACATGGAGCCAGCGTCGAGGCTTGTGGTCAGTTGATGTTGAAGTCCGCCGTAGCCGATGGTTGGGTCGTAGCTGAACTCGTGTCCGAATAAGTAGTATGGGTTTTCAAGGTCCGTTTCTGGGGAGAGGAGGACGATCCTGTAGAGTTGCCCTGCCTTGAACGTTACAGGTGTGGGCAGGGTTGCTTCGACCCATGTCTGCCAGACTGTTAGCTGACCGCGTTCGGCGAAGACTCCTTCAGCAAGGACCTTGTTACCTGAATCCCTTACCTGGTAGTAGAGTTTGTCTTGGGGTGCGCCGGATTTGAGGCTGACGTCGAAGGCTATCTTTCCTACCTTGTAGTCTGAGGCGGGTATGAGAGTTTGGCCCACGTAAGTGGAGCCCCATACAACCCAAGGCGCAGGAGCGACGGAGTAGGGTTGACCCTCCAATCTGCCGTCTGAGTATCCGACGACGAAGATGGGCCATCTTTCTTGTTCCTGCCAACTCTGCCCGTCGTAGGAGAGGGTGTTCATCCTCGTGTCGTTCCAGAGGATGTCCGGGTCATCTGGATTGAAAGGTTGTGCGAAGCCGTTGGCCTGGTATGTGGTCATTGCGGCCGTGCCTTTCAATGGGTCCTCGGCTACCTCGACGACGACATGGTAGACCTGGCCCTTCGTGATACCAACGGCCGATTGAAGTTGAATGGTTCTGAAGCCGCGACTACTCGGTAATTGGATCGTGCCGAAGGCGTTTCCGCTCATCCACTGCCCCGTCGGGTTGCCACCGTTATCTTCTTGGAGACCGATTCGGACTGTAGGTTGGCCCTCATAGGCGAAGGCGTAGATGACGAGCTTTGTCGCGGTGCCTGATAGCTTGGCGGTGAACCTGATCGAGACCTTCTCATTTGAATTCTGAATAAATACGAGGTTCATCCCGTTCATGAGCCCAGCATCAACGGGGAAGCCGATTACGTACCCCGGAGGGATCTGTTTACTCACATTCTTGAACTGTAGAATGAAGGCTACGGATGAGATGGCGAGGAGAAGTATTACAATGAGTGTAAGTAGAGTTTTATACTTGAGGACGGACTTCTTCCTCAACTCTTAACCCTCCAATGCTTGATCGACGAAGTTCTTAAAGGTTGTTAACATTGGGAGCAAGCTGAAACGTGCGAACTTGCGTTTCTGGTTCGAACAAAAATTGTTAACTTTTAGTGAAATTATCGGAGTGTTCTACTCTTCGACATGATCTTTCTGAATTTAAACAAAAAGGGGAGATAGGCGCCGACTTACAGCGCCTTGATACGTGCGTTCAGCATGTTGATCTTCGCTTGAAACTTACAGTGGGCTATCCCAGTAGGGTATGCCCGTTTTTGCAAGCTTCTGTGAGTCCCTTGGTGTTGCGCTGCCTTCGTGGCTGGCCACGTCTGCTGGAAAGGCCAGTTTTTCTCCGATACCGTTATAGTCGTCAAGCAGTCCGGCGATCCGGGTCATTTCGTCACCGTTGGTTCCGCTGTAGGCCTTGTTTCCAGCAGTTATGATGTCATCACCTGTAACTGGATCTTTTGGCAATGGCTGCCCGTTTGCGGCGTGATTCAGGATTGCTCCGACTAATTGCTGCAGCAAAATCATCCTCTTTTGATCTATATCGGGTGATCTGTCTGTGCGGTAAGAGTTCTTCGGTATGGAAGCGTAGAATGCCCCGAAGAGTTTTTCGTAAGTGTCGATGGTCTTGGCGTGAGATGTGCCCGAGTCTATCGTTATGAGACTATTCAGTTTATTATCAAAGACCCATTCCGTGAACTTCGTGTGTGTTTGCCAATATCCAATGGTTCGCGTTGGCACTAAAACCTGCAAAACATCCAAAGGTTCAGCAGTTTCGCCGCTCTCAGCAGGGTCATAGTTGCTATCGCCGAGATATTTGGCCTTGAAGTAGTAGGTGCCAGGTAGACTAGGCTTGTAGGGGATGGAAGTTGCCGTACCAGAAGCGTCCAAAGTCTCAGTGTCATACTTGGTCCAGACATCGCCAGGAGCCAGAACATAGAATTCAACGGTGCCCGTTGGACCTGGAAACGGTGCGGGCAGGCCAGTAACGGTAACCTTGTCAGTCACAGATTCGCCTAAATTGATTTTTGCAGCAGAAACCAAAGTCTCAACCTTAGGCGTGTAAGGCTTAACCTTCAAAGGCTCTTCTTTTGCACCGCTCTCAGCACCATTGTAGTTGCTGTCGCCGAGATACTTAGCTTTGAAGTAGTAGTCGCCAACAGCCAAAGGCGTGTAGCTGTCAGAGGTAGCTGAACCAGCAACAAGAGTCTTAGTAGCACCAAACTGTGTCCATGTAGAACCGCCATCAGTCGAAACATAGAACTCAACGTCGCCAGTAGGATCTGGGAATGGAGCGGGCAAACCAGTAACAGTAACCTTGTCAGTTACAGAGTCGCCTAACGTAATCTCTGAAGCTGAAAGCAGAGTCTCCACCTCTGGAGTATATGGCTTGACTTCTAATGGCTCTGCTGTGTCGCCGCTCGTAGACTCCTTGTAGTTGCTGTCGCCAACATAGTGCGCCCTGAAGTAGTAGGTGCCAGTCTTCAGAGGCGTGTAGGCGATGGAAGTAGCTGTTCCTGAAGCATCCAATGCCTTGGTGTCAAACTTGGTCCAGACACCGCCTGGAGGCAGAACCCAGAACTCAACATTGCCCGTTGGCATCGGATAGCTACCGCCCAAGCCAGTGACTGTGGCCTTGTCAGTGACGGATTCACCCAAAGTTATCGATGTTTTTGAAAGCTCAGTAGCAGTCTTAGAATCAGCAGGACCAACTTCTAGAGGCTCAGCAGTGTCGCCGCTCGTAGACTCCTTGTAGTTGCTGTCGCCAACATAGTGCGCCCTGAAGTAGTAGGTGCCAGTCTTCAGAGGCGTGTAGGCGATGGAAGTAGCTGTTCCTGAAGCATCCAATGCCTTGG